AAGATGGTCCGCCCGCCGATGCTCGCGTCGATGGAACTGAAAAACGAACCCTCATCGATCCTCCCTGGCCACGTTACGTACGCCTCGAATATCGGCGGTGGTAATGGTATGCGCCCGATCTATACGGTCAATCCTGAGATCAACGCGATGATGCAGGATCTGCGCGAAATCCAAGATCGCATTAAACGCGGTTTCTTCGTCGATCTCTTCCAGATGATCAGCGACACCGGAAACCGTGAACGCGTCACAGCTTACGAAATCGCCGAGAAACTGAACGAAAAGCTCAGCGTGCTTGGCCCGGTTATCGAGGGGCTGATCAATGAGTCCCTCAAGCCCCGTCTCCAGCGCGTGTACGCGATCATGGACCGTAAAGGCCTGATCCCGCCCAAGCCTGAATCTATGAAGAATATCCCGCTGACGACGGACTTCGTTTCGACCCTGGCTCTGGCACAGAAAGCCGCGGCCACCGGCGGTATCGAGCGTCTGGCCGCTTACATCGGTAACCTTGTGGCTGTCTGGCCAGAGGCGAAAGATCTGTTCAACGTCGACCAATCTGTACGTACGATGAGCGACCTTCTTGGTAACGACCAGGCAATCCTCAATGCGCCGGAGTTGGTTGCGAAAACACGCCAAGCACAGCAACAGGCGTTGCAGCAACAACAGGCCAGTGCTATGCTCAACATGGACGCACAAACGATGAAGACTGGCGCAGACGCGGCGAGCGTTTTAAGCCAGACCACAGTGGGCGCCGGACAGAACGCCCTTGAGGCCCTGTTCACTTAAACACAGGGAGTACCATGACAGAAAAATCAGCGCCAGTGCTGCTGAACGGGATTATCGAAGGTCTGACGCAAGCGACCGGCGCCTGTTCACAGCTCATCCACGCGCACCAAGATCCTCGATTTATGATGCTGCGTGAAACACTTGAATCAGCACGCGATATCTGCAAACAGCAGGCCACGTTCGCTGCCACCAAAATCACAAGGATCCGTCCGATATGAGCGAGATGACCGAACAAGAATCGTTTGAGCGGTTTGACGAAGGCTTGAAACAGGCCGCCGATCGAGCTCGCGAGTTGGGCAAATTGCAGGAGAATAAGGGCTGGGGTCAGTTCGCCTATCAGCTCGATTGTCTGCGCAAGACCGGCACCGCGTTCTATAAACAATCCCCACTCACGCGCCAGATGGCACTCAACATGCTGGACGAGCGCATGGCCCGAGAGCGCAGCAGGCTGCACTGATGGCAACCGACAAAATCATGGACCCTAGCCGCACGATCCGTGAGATCGAGGCGCGGGAGTCCGTAGTTAAGCCCTACGACGCCGGCGATCGCGCGCAGGTCAATGATGCCCGCAAGCGTGCCGGTCGCAAAAAAATCAAACAGGTTTCTTTCATCCAGCGCGTCATGGAGGACCCCGACGGCCGGCGCTGGGTGTGGGAATTCCTCTCGCGCTGCAACGCCTATAGTCAGTGCTCGGTCCCTGGCGATCCGTACATGACTCACTTTAATGACGGTCAGCAAAACGTCGGCAAGCTCCTGCTTTTGGATGTCATTAAGTTTCCAGATCTTTATCTCAAAATGATGACGGAGGCCGCAAATGGCTGGGAGTAGTGAAGGCATTGAAGTTTCGGCAGCGATGTTGGACGCTGCACGTGGCGCGATCAGGTTTCTTGAGCCGTTCACCCGCGTCTGCGAGATGAGTAACAAAGAGATCGCTTTTATCTACGCAGCGATGGAACGCGCGAGAAATTATCCCTTTACACCCGGATAACGTTATGTCATCCTGAGTGCGGCGAATAAAAAAACGCCCAATGATAAAAAGAAGTTCCGTACAGGAAACAAATGACCGTCAGCAACGACGCTCCAGGTGCTAGTATCCCATCTTCCGAGGCGGCCCCTGCGGCTGCTGTCGAGACTCCGGTGTCCACCGGGGCCGTCGCTTCGGACACCCCTCCTCCCGTAGAAACAGCTGCCCCCGCTCCCGACGCAACAGTCGAGCCGCCGGTCGCCGCAGCACCAGAACAAACAGCAGACGAGGTCGCGAACCCCGCTGACGCACCTGCAGAAACCCCTCAACCTACCGAACCCGCTCCGCTCCCGTCTTTCGAGCCTTTCAATCTGCCGGAAGGTTTTGAGCCTAACGAAACATTAAGCACATTCACGGCTGATCTCGCTGAATTTACGCAAAAGACCGGTGTTGATCCGGCACTGATGCAGGAATTCGGGCAACAGCTCGTTGATAAATACGCCGCACAGACACAGTCGACGATCGAGGCACTGACCACTCGTCAAGCTGACGCATGGAAAGAGACGACAAGCGGTTGGAAGACCGCTCTGGAATCCGACCCTGAGCTGGGTGGTAATCGCCTTGAGACGACCGCGCAAGGTGTTCGCCAGGCTGTTGAGAAATACGCCGGCAATGCTGAGCAGATGAAAGAGTTCCGTGAATTCATGGACACCTATCATGTCGGCAATCACCCATCTCTCGTGCGTCTGATCAATAACATGCACACGAAGCTCCTTTCCTACGAAACCGAAACAGCCGCTCCGATCTCCGCCCAGGCTCTCTCTCCCAAGTCGAAGAGCATGGTCGAGAAGTTCTACGGCAAGTCGATGGCGGGGTAGGTCATGGTGGAATCTAAGGTTGTTCATCTTGTACCGCAGGAAAAGCGCTGTGGTAACTGCAAGTCCATCAAGCCGTTTTCAGAATTCACCCGCAATAAACTAACCAAAGATGGTCTCTCGTGGAACTGCAAACCATGCAAGAACGACCATCGCCGTGCGCCTGCTGCAGACCGGGCGGCCGCCAGAGAAGCCGCATGGGCCGCGCAAACTCATAAAACGTGCTCTCGCTGCAAGGTAGAGAAGCCTGTCCAGCAGTTCTCGTTCAACGCTGGCCGGAAAAACGGGCTTACCCCTGATTGCAAGCCATGCCGTAACGCGCGATACAGCGTGCAAGAGTGGTGTTTCTAGCAGATGTAAAGAGTGCAAAAACTCCGCCCGTCGTTTGTCGGATAAAGAAAGAGCGATTGTAAAGGCCGCCGCTTGGGCCTCAAACCCAAGCAAGGTGTGCTCTCGCTGCAAGGTAGAGAAGCCCGCTCAACATTTCTCGTTCAACGCTGGCCGGAAAAACGGGCTTACCCCTGATTGCAAGCCATGCCGTAACGCGCGATACAAAGATCCGCGCAAGAACAGAAAAGATAGGATCCCTGCCAAGTACGGGATCACGTACGAACATGCAGTAATGACCCTGTCTTCGCAGCACGGTCTTTGCGCTAATCGTGGATGTGGCATCCCGATTACTTTCGAGGGCGGTATGCGCCCAGATAGAGCTGTAATTGACCACGATCACAAGACCGGAAAGTTTCGCGCCGTCTTGTGCATGAACTGCAACCTGACACTCGGTAAAATTGAGAACGAGCCTAACAAGGCACTCGGTCTTATGGAATATCTAGCGAAGCATACAGCTGAGGCAAAAGAACCTCAGATACAACATTAAGAAACAGGAGTAAGATATGGTTTTTACACAAAATAATCTGCCTAACCTCGTGGATTGGGCGAGGATGTCCGAGCCCGATGGCCAGATCGCCACGCTTGCGTGGATGCTGTCCCAGTGCAACGAGATCCTCAAAGACATGATCTGGCAAGAAGGCAACCTGCCTCTCGGCCATAAAGTGTCGCTCAACGTCGCTCTGCCGCAAGGCACATGGCGCTCGAACAACCAGGGTGTCGCGTCTACCAAGCCGCTCAACGCCCAGGCTCAATTCAGCGTCGGCGAACTCGTCGCCTACTCGATGGTCGACAAATCGGAAGCCGTCCTCAACGGCAACCTCGGCAAATTCCGCTGGAACGAAGATCAAGCGCACGTTGAAGGCATCAGCCAGCAAGTCGCATCGTCTCTGTTCTACTCGAACGAAGCCACCGACCAAAATCAGTTCACCGGCTTTATGCCGTACTACAACACTCTGTCGACCGCGACGGCTGCTACAGCTGCCAACGTTATCGACGGCGGCGGCACCGGCTCAGACAACGCATCGATCATGCTCGTCGGCTGGGGCGATAACACGAACTTCGGGATCTTCCCGAAAGGCTCGCAAGCCGGCCTCGTCTACGAAGACAAGGGCGACATCGTTCCGCTGTATGACTCTAACGGCAACCGTTTCGAAGGCTACACCAGCTACTTCTGCTGGAAGCTCGGCCTGGCTGTCAAAGACTGGCGCTACAACGTTCGTATCGCCAACCTCGACACCACGACCGCTGGCCTCCTGGGCGCAACCCCGGCTGACCTGTTCGTCCTGATGTCGAACGCTGTAACCAAACTGCCGACGCTGACCCGCCGCGCATCTGGTATCACAGAGTCCGACGCACCGAACGATCCGATGCCCGGCATCAACCCGGCCTGGTACTGCAACCGCGACGTGCGCGCCGCGATGGACGTACAGGCTATCCGCAACCCGAACGTGCTCATTTCGATGAAAGAGTACGCCGGCGAGCCGACCATGCAGTTCCGTGACATTCCGATCCGCGTTGTTGACGCGATGACGTCGTCCGAAACCGCTGTGGCCTAAGACAGAACCTATAAGGAGACCTTAGTAATGGCATTTTATGACGCTTCCCTTCAGCTGTCGACAGCCCAGGCGATTACCACGACTGCAGCTTCGACCAACATCTACGACGTTACCGGGGCTGGCTCCGGTAACGCACCGAACCAGATCTTCGGCAACTCGACCGAATATGGCTTCGATATCGGTGCAGGCGAAGGCGTTGCTACGCCCGTAGCCCGCTTCGTTGTCACCGCTGCCGGCACCGGCACCGGAACGATCACGTTCCAGGTTCAGGCTGCCCAGGACAACGGATCGAACGCACCGGGCACATATCGCACACTGACCTCTTCGGCCGCCTATGTTGGCACCGATCTGGACGTGGGCGATGTGATCACCCTGCCGATCCCGCCTTACGCTCTGNTTGAGCCNGGTATGGGTCTGCCGCGCTTCTACCGCTTCAATTACGTACAAACCGGAGACGGCGCTGCTTCAGTCACCGCCGGCATTCTGCTGAACCCGCCGTCAGGCGCGCTGATCACGCAGTACGCGAACAACTACTCTTCGCCGAACTAAGCCTAACGTCAGGGGCCGGGTCCTGTGTCCGGCCCCTGACACCAACCACAGGAAAAAGGAATACACAACATGGTACACGTCAATCTCTCACCCGCTCCGCCGGTCCGCTATGCGCCGCCGGCAATCCCCGAAAACCGCCCGGCCTACGAGGTCATCGCGGAAAAGGGTTTCTTCAGCGAAGACGATGAGCTGCTGAAGCAAGGCACGATTATCGTTTTTGATGGCACGCCGTCACTCGGTCTTAAGCCGCTGAACGATAAAGCGAAAAAGATCATGATTAAATACATCGAGGAACTCGATCGTCTCGGCAAAGAAAAAGCCGCCATTGATAAACGCGGTTATACGCGCCACCCATCGGTCGCCCAGGCCGCGCAATGGATGGAAGAGCTCGAACAAGGCGGTACGCAGGTTCTGGGTCGCAAAACCAACCGCAACATTCTCGGTCGCAAACCTCAGCGTAAAAAGAAAGTTCAGACCATCGAACAGACTACAGCTGTAGCAAGCGCTCCTATCAAGGAAGCAAGCAAGGGTCGCGACACCGTCAATGGCGTGCAGGATCCTGGCATCTAATGGCCGACGATAAAAAACAATGGCTTCAAGGACCCCCTCAACCGGGGCCCTTGACTGCCAAAGAAAGACCAAAGGATACGACGCCGCGCCCCTCTATCGAGGCGATGCGAATCAAACGATACGGGAAAGACTGACATGGTTAGCCTTGGCGAAAAATTCTACTCCAATTCCCCGACGATCGGCCGCGATGCCGACGGCCGCGCTGTCCCGACACGTACGTCGCTGACGCCGCCTAAAAAAGCAGAGACACAGACACCCGCAGAAACAACCCAGCCGCCTGTAGCCGCTGAAACTAAAAAGGACTAAACCATGAATGTAACTGCACTCACCGGTAATGAAGTCGTTAAAATTGTCAGCGTTCAAGAGAACGGTAAACCGGCTGGCATCCTGAACACAACCACGACCGGCGACATTGCCGCCTTGGCCGCGCAAATTGAACGCACCAGCGCGTCGCTCACGAAGAACGCCAGCGCCGCATACGCGGACATCCCCGGCCTCTCGTTCACCGTAGAGCCCGGCACCTATGCTTTCCGTCTCTATCTGCCGAGCACTGTCGCCAGCGGCACCGGTGGCATCAAATACGCATTCAACTACACCGACGCCGTCCTGTCCTCGATCGAGGCTACCGGCGCCGGCCACACCGCCTCGGCCGTTGCTGTCCAGCACACGACCACCGCAACGACCCAGGCTGATCTGTTCAGCCAGGCTGCTGTGGTTATCTACACGATCATCACCGGTACGATGGTTGTCACCACGGGCGGAACTGTTGCTGTGCAGATGGCGCAGAACACTTCGAATGCATCAAACACCGTCGCCCTGATCGGTGGATTCGGTGAATTCAGCCTCGTCGATTAAGGGGGTCATCATGGACAACCTAGTCGACATGGCTATGACACCCGAAGAGAGCGCTGAGATGTCTCATTGCTCTCCGTCGGATTATCCGAAGCCGATTTACCCTTACGGTCTTTGCATCTGCCTTGAGAACGACCAGATCGAAAAGCTCGGGCTCGACCTTAATGTCGACGCCGGAGCGATGATGATCTTTAAGGCCGCTGGCAAAGTCACTGCGGTCTCATCTCGGGACACGGATAAAGGCCCACAAAAGCGCGTAGAAATCCAGATCATCGGCATGAGCCTTGGCGATGAACACCAGAAGGTCGAAAAACCAGCGCCGCTGCGTATCGATCTCGGAAAGCTTTATAAGGCCTGAAAGGAGGCCCCATGACGGCCTCAGCCACAACAGTCAGTCTTTCAAACCGCGCCCTTCTTATGGTTGGCGCGCGTGCTCAGGTGTCAAGTCTCACTGAGGGCAGTCAGGAGAGTGATGCGATCTCGACGCTCTTTGTCCCTACATTTGAGGCATTGGCACGGACCGCGAACTGGAACTGTCTGCGTCAGCAGGCAGTCTTGTCGTTGCTGGCTGCAGCGGCAGGAACCCCNGAAAATCAAGATGGCACCACATTNCCNCTGCCTCCNTCGCCGTGGTTGTATCAATATGCCGTACCCTCGAACAGCNTAGANATCCGATCGATCCTGCCATCTCTGACGTCATCGCAGACTGGTCAGGTGCCGATGACGACGGTATCAAACGCGGCACCAACACTTATCCCCGGCCAGCGTTTTGAAATCCCTTTCGCCGTAGCCTACGCAACAAATTCATCCGACGACCCTATCAATGTGGTCCTCACTAATCAGACACAGGCACAGGCTATTTACACGGTAAACCAGCCGAACCCGGTCGTCTGGGATTCTTTATTTGAGGCCGCGTTCGTTGCATCCCTGGCCGCGTACTTGGTCCCAGCGCTGTCCCTCAATCTTGAGCTTATGGCGATGCAGATACGCACCGCAGAGTCTCAAATCGCTTCCGCCCGCGTGCGTGACGGCGACGAAGGGACCACAGTTGTAGACCATGTTCCTGACTGGATTCGCGCACGATCATCCGGGACGTTCGTTCTGGGCGCGGGCGATGGCGGCATGTCTTACCCTGGTATGCTTTGGCCGGTGATCTGATGGCAGACAAGACAACCAATACAATCCAGAACTCATTTACCGGCGGCGAGATGTCGCCGTCATTGTTCGGACGCACAGATCTCGCGAAATGGCACAACGGCGCCAGTACCATGCGCAACTTCTTCGGGAATTACCGTGGTGGCGCCTCCTCACGCGCGGGCACGAAATACGCGGGCACAAGCCTGCAGGACGGTAATGGTTTGCCGCCACGCCTCATCACATTCCAGTTTAACATCAACCAAGGGTACGCGCTGGAGTTTGGACATCAGTATATGCGTGTCATCTCTGCGGGATCTTATGTGACCGAGGCTAAGAAGACCGTTGTATCCGCGACGACAGCCAACCCGATGGTAGTAACGGTAACTGGTCACGGGTATCAGAACGGCGACTGGCTGTTTGCGGCTGGCTGGGAGGGTATGACCGAGCTGAATAACATGACGTGGATCGTGAGCAATGTAACCACCGACACCTTTCAGCTCACGGACCTTTTTGGAGATACGGTGGATTCGTCCGCATTTGGTGCGTACACCGGCGGCGGTACAGTAGCTCGTATATACACCGCGGTTTCGCCTTATGCCGCGGCGGACCTTACCTATCTTAAGTTCTCGCAGGACAAAAACACCATGTCATTCGCCTGCGTCAACCAGGAGACGGGCACTGAGTACCCCCCTTATGATCTCGAGCGCGTAACGGATACGAACTGGGTCTTTACCGAGGTGGTCTTCTCAGCCTCCATCGAAGCGCCGATTGCTGTCGCCGCTGCGGCCCAGTCTAGTACCACGCCAACCACATATTACAGCTATGTCGTCACGGCTGTATCCAGCGATACAGACGAAGAGAGCGTCGCGTCCCTGCCAGCCAGCACATACAATAACGACATCGCGGTCAATGCCGGATCAAACACAATTACATGGGCACCGGTTGTGGGTGCTAACAGCTACAACGTCTACAAAGCCACCCCGTCGTATAGCTTACCGGTAGGGGCAGGTGCTTCGTATGGATACGTGGGCAACACCTTCGGCACCAGCTTTGTTGACAGCAACATTATAGCGGATTTCACCGACGTCCCACCTCAGCATAAAAACCCGTTTGCACGTTCGGCCATCGAGAGCGTGACGATGCTTGCGCGGGGCTCAGGATACACTGCCAGCACGACAGATTTTACAATCACGACGGCCACCGGCACCGGATTTTCCGGCCAGCCCGTCATTATCGGTGGAGGATCCGGCGCTGGTGCTGCATCAGCCCCTCAACCGGGCACGCCTAATACAGGGAACGGCGGTGGCGGTACATCAAACACTGGACCTGGGGCCGCTGGCGGCTCAGGTATTGTTATTCTCCGCTATCAGTTCCAGAACGGCGTACCGCCGTATGTAAATGCAACCGGTGGAACCGTTACAACCGACGGTGATTACAGAGTCCACACGTTCTACGGATCAGGAACGCTCACAGTCTCTGTGGCTGGAAACGTTGACTACCTTGTTGTTGCCGGTGGCGGCGGCGGCGGCTCGTCAAACGGCGCGTCCGCGGGCGGTGGCGGTGCGGGCGGCATGCGCACAGGTACGCTTGCGGTTACGGTGCAGGCCTATCCGGTTACGGTGGGCCAGGGCGGAGCTGGCGGCGCGGCCGGCAACCGCACAGGCCAAAAAGGCGGCAACAGTATTTTTTCGACCA